ATCGTTGGGATGGGGCAAATAACAAGTACTGTGTTTAATGTAGAATTGAATTAATCCCGTAACTTAACAGTATTATTTAACCAAGTTGGTGAAGTTTCTCTACTTTTCTCCACTTGTACACGTTAAACCGCCCTGCATTTTTATGTGGGGTTTTTTATTACCTTTGTTTGGTCTCTCGAAAATTGTCTAAAGAACAACATCAACACGGTATAAAAGCCGTGTTTTTTTATTTCCCCAAACTATATATCTTTGTTTTCACTTTCCTTCGGGGGGAAATGATGGTTTTTTCATAGTGATACTTCGGGGCGCATATTCTTATGAAGCCCCTTTTTTTATTTTTTCATTTGGAATTACCATTTTACTTTTCTACATTAGCAGACCAGTTAGTTTTGGTCAATCATAAGCGTTCAGAGTTTTGAGTTTTTAATTAGGGTTTCTTATTAATGCCGGGAGTAGTCTTACTCCTGACTTTTATCTTTCCTCTTTAATCCACCACATTATTAAATCCTACGGAAACCAGTTAATACAGGGGTTGTTGTTCAAGCATTGTTTTCATGCTTTGGTTGTTTAAGGGTAAAAGCCTTTCCGTTTGGAAGGGCTTTTTTAGTTTGGACAAAATCTGTCCAAAAAATAAATTTTGAAAATTAAAATAATTACTATTACCTTAGCGGTATTAAAATAAAATACTATGGCATACAAGGTTGAAAAAAATAACCCAATCCCCGCTAAAACAAAATTTCCATTCGCCACCATGCGTAAGGGCGATAGCTTCTTAGAGACAGATGCTAATAACTTAAACTCACTTAGAGTTAACGCAGTTAATTACTCTAAAAAGAGTAACAGTAAAATTAAGTTTTCCATTAGAAAGGTAGAAGGTGGTTACAGATGCTATCGAATATTATAATCCATTTAAATCATTTTCCCCCACCTTAAAAAATACTTAGAACATGAAATACTTATTGGTACTATTTGCCGTTGCTTTATTTGCAGGATGCGGTTATAAAGAATTTGATTATGCTAACGAAACTAAGGTAATAGATTCACTCACTAAAGTAGTGGTTAGTCTTACCCTTAAATCAAACAAGCGTGATACAATGAGAACCCAAACCCTAAAAGAATCTTGGGTAGTAGCGTGGTGGCGTGGAGCGAATGCGGTTCAGCAAACTCCCGATAAAATAATGGATAGGTTTAGGGAAGATAGCGCAAGTTTCTGTTTAATGGTTGATAAAATATTTCTATCAAAATAACCCCCACTCACTACTAATTAAAGACAATACAATGACTAAAGAAGAAATGCTTTATAATGAATTAGGCGATTTCCCCCGTTCTATGCTTTCTGATAAAGATATTTACAAAGCAATGGATGAATACGCAAAGCAAGAGAGTATAGCATTTAAAAGATGGTGTGACGAAAATCAAGCGGTACAAGAATATGGTCGTGGGAAAACTCTAACTGATGAAGAACTGTATGAAATATTTTGTACTCCATCGGTTTTAACCCAACAATCAAAAAACAAACAACTATGAATACAGATAAGAAATACCGACTACTGAAAAAGTACGAATCTCCAAGAGGCACTTGTCATATCGGGGTGGAACATACCGCAAGAGAATGGCAACAAGTATGGTTCCCTAATTTAAAATATGAAGATTTCGAGATTAAAGATGATTGGTTTGAAGAAGTACTACCCGAACAATCCAAACAACCACCCATAGGTAGTAAGGGTAAAAAAATACGGGCTACTAATGTTTCTTTTGAAAGTAATTCAAACCTTATAAAAGTATTTATCAATGGTAATGTAAGTGATGTAGTTGGGAGATTATCGGTTGATAAGATTTTAGATAACATGACCAATGCACTAAATGATGAACTCCCCATCCCTTCACCCAAGCCCCAAGAAGATAAGAGAATAGAAGTAAGTGCTTTGGTTAATGATGTTGAGAAGTCAATAAACAATCCTTGCAAGGCGTATAGTTTCTTTATAAGTAAAGATTTCCCAAAAATACCCGAACATAAATTCCCTGCAATAAAATCCGCTATCGAAAATGTTTTAAATGGTGAACGAAGGGTTTATTCACAAGGTCAGGTAGATGCAATGATGGAGAATGTATGGAACGCAGCAAGGGAGATAGACGTTACTCAATATAAAGGAGTTGATATTTTAAAGAAATTGGTTTACCAAACATTTGAAGACTACCGTAAATCAACCACCAACCCCGCACCATCCCTACAAGAAGAAAAGAAAGAGGTGCTGTTTACTACAGAAGATGGAGTAGATGTGTTTGTTGGAGATACTTTTTATGAATTAATAATTCCTGGATTTCATAATAAAGATTGTATTTGGAATATATTAACTTATGAAGGAAGACCTAATTTAATTTATGACCAAAAAGGTCATAAAGAACATTTTAGATTATGGTTTTCAACTAAAGAAGCAGCTGAAGAATATGTATTAATGAATAAACCTTGTTTAAGTATTAATGATATTATTGATGAATTAGATACCACAGGATATAGTAATAAATCAGGTTTAGTAATAAATGTAATTCACGAATTAAAAAAACTAATTAATGGTAGAAGTATATGATATTGAAACCCTGCGTAGTTTATATAGCTATGTAGGGTTTAATATTGATTCTAAGAAAGTTTCTAGGTTTATAATATGTAAGTATAAAAATGAATTAAAAGCTTTTGTAGAGCATTTAAAACAGGTTAAAAGACATATTGGTTATAATAATCTTTCATTTGATGGACAAGTTATAGAATATATACTTAAAAATCATCATAATTGGTTAAATTTAGATGGTAAAGAAGTTGCTAGTATAATTTATGACTATGCTCAATATTGTATAAACAATTCAAATAATGGTGACTTTGGTGATTTTCCTGAATGGAAATTAACTATTCCTCAATTAGATTTATTTAAGGTCTGGCATTTCAATAATAAAGCTAAAATGACATCTTTAAAATGGATTGAATATTCAATAGATTTTCATAATATTGAAGAAATGAATATTGAACATTCTATTGAAAATATTACTGAAAATCAAATTGAAGATGTTTTAAAATATAATGAAAATGATGTAATGGCTACTTATGAATTTTATCTAATTACATTAGGTAAAACTGAACATCCATTATATAAAGGTATTGATAAAATACAGCTTAGAAAAGATATTAAGGAAGAATTTGGTATTAATTGTATTAATTATAACGATGTTAAAATTGGAGATGAAATAAATAAAACAATATATTGTAAATTATCTAATCTTGATAAAAAATCTATAAGAAAAACTGGTACATTTAGAAGATCTTTAAAAGTTAAAGATTGTATTAAAATACCTATAGAATTTGAATCTGAACAACTTACAGATTTTTATAATAAATTTGGTAATATAGAATTTGATCCTCTTAGATTGAAAGATTCAAAAGAAAAAGGAACTAAATTTAATTTTATGGGTTTAGATATAACATTTGGATTTGGAGGAATTCATAGTATTGATAAACCTAGGAAAATATATAATAGTGATACTCACTATTTAACAGATAAAGATTGTACTGGAATGTATCCTAGAACAATTATTGAACAAAAATTATATCCTGAACATTTAGGTGAAAATTGGTATAAAGGTTGTGAATATATTTATAACGAAAGAGCTTATAAATATAAACCATTAGCTAAAAAAGATAAAAAAGCACAATCATTTAGTGAAGCATTTAAACTTGCTAGCAATGGTGGTTCGTTTGGTAAATCCAATGAATCAACAAGTTGGCAATATGATCCCTTAGTACCATTTACTATTACATTATTTAATCAATTTGCTTTATTGAAGTTTGCTGAAATGCTATTATTAAATGGTATACAAGTATTATCTTTAAATACAGATGGTTGTGTTAGTTATGTTGGTTATGATCAAAAAGATTTATATGAATGTATTTGTAATAAATGGGAAAAATTATCTGGACATACTTTAGAAGAAACTCTATATTCAGCATTGATACAAACATCTGTAAATGATTACATTGCTTTATATTTAGATACAAATAAAGATCCTAAATGCAAAGGTGATTTTGTAAGTGATTTTGAAATACATAAAAATAAATCAGCAAAAATTGTACCAATTGCACTTCAATTATATTATTCCAAAGGTATTGAAATTGAAGAAACAATATTAAATCATAATAATATATTTGATTTTTGTTGTGGTACTAAATCAAAAAGTGATTCACAATTGGTACATTTGGATGTTAAAACAAATGAAGAACTTGAATTACAAAAAGTTAATAGATATTACATATCGAAAGATGGTAAAAATTTATTGAAAAGATTAAAACCTTTAGAAGGGAAAAAGGTAACAAATCAAATGGATATATTTGGTTTAATTGATGATGGAACTAGAGAACAAGAAGTTGAAGCAGGATGGTTAACTACTATTTATAACAAGCATGTTAATAAGCAAATTGAAGAATATAATATAAATTATTCTTATTATATAGAAAAAGCAAATAAGATTATAAATAATATTGGAAAATAATAAAAAATGTTTTATCTTTGTATTTGAACATTCTTTAATATAAAAATTATGAATAATAAATTTGAACAAAAATCTGGAATATATAAAATAACTAATTTAATAACTAATAAAGTTTATATTGGTAGTAGTATAAACGTAAGTGTCAGAATATCTAGACATAAGTTTCAATTAAAAAATAAGAATCACTATAATACTCATTTGCAAAATTCTTTTAATAAATATGGTATAGAGAATTTTGAATATTCAGTTTTAGAATACTGTAATGAAAAATTATTATTAGATATGGAATGTTATTATATTAATTATTACAATTCCAATAATAACAAATTTGGTTATAACATTGAATCATTTGTAAATGGTAGAAAAAGACATTCTGAAGAAACTAAAAAGAAAATAGGATTTTCAAAAATTGGGAAAACTAGAAATTTAACAATTGAATGGAAAGAAAATATATCAAAAGCAAATAAAGGTAGAATAAACAGTAAAAAACAAAATGATAATATAAGAAAATCTAAATTGGGTAAGAAAAGAAAACAATTTAGTGAAATTTGGATAGATAATTTGAAAAAATCTCACATTAAACATTCAATTTCTATTATGTTAAATGATACCATCATTAAAGAAAATTTAACAGCAATTGATTGTTCTATTTTTTTAAATGTTGGTGTTAGAACTATTTATCAAGCATTAAAATTTAATTATAAATGCAAAGGATATAAATTAAAAATAAACAATTAACCTTATTTTAAAATATGAAAACATATCACGTAGGAATGCTCGTAACATTCAATGTTAAATATACACAGATACTTAAAATGTATCAAGATTTAATAGCACCTAATGATGCTTGGACTACTTACATGCAAGTATTTAAAAATCATTATGAAACTAATTTTGAAAAAGTTGAAAATTTACAAACTCAATCTTTTTATATTAGAGAAAGACATACAATAAATTTAGCTAATAGAACATGGACTTATTATAGTGTTAATACACTTGAGGGTAATAAGTTAAATATGGTTATTATACCTGAATTCTTTGAAGAACAGTATAGTCCTATGCATCCACTTGGTGCATCATTTGAAGCTTTTAGAATAAGTGTTAAAGCATTTTTTGCAGAAGCTGATTTTGAATTTAATGTAGAACCTGATGAATTTTTTGGTAATAATGTTGGTATTCCAAAAAAACCAAGTCTTTACGAATGGATGCCATTAAAAGATAAAAAAGAAATGGAAGATCCTAATTATAAGAAAATCAATCTCCCTGAATTCAAATTAAAACCTTATAAGTTTAGAATTATGAATGATAAAGGGGATAATTTAATATTAATGTATGGTTTTAAGTTTTACGACCAATATGCATTAATATTAGATGGTAATTCATTTAAAAAGATTAAAGTATATTCTTGGACTGCTCAATTATCACCTGAAGAATGTGTGAAACAATTTGCTAAAGTTAAGATTAAAGATTATACAAAATCTGCAGAGATATTTGGTTATAAACCTTCTAAAAAAGAAATGTTTGAATCGAATAACTTATTTAAAGTTAATAGTATTATGTTTGATTATGAGTCTAAAAAGACTAATAGCAAACTAGATGTTGTTGAATTAGATAATGGTACAAAATCTTTGAAATTTATTTTAGATGAATTAGAATTTATATTTGCAGAACCTAAAGGTTTTAATGTACCTAGTAAAATTAACATTACTAAGATTAGAAAAACTGAAGTAAAAGGTAAAACTGTTAGAATTGTAAAGGATAAAGGATTACCTGTTAAGAAGAATGACAGAGCTGTATTAGTTGATATGTGGAATACTCATCAACCATTAACAGGTTCACGTTACAATAAACATGAAGTATCTTGGGATAAAGATACTAAAGTTAGGATTAAATTAAACGATGATAAAACAATAATTTGTAAACTTAAAAACATAAAATTTGTAAAATGATAAATAATAAATTAACCATATTAGTTGGTAAAGATGGTAGACCATCAATGAAAGGTGTGTATTCTAAAATGCAAAATGCTTCAGAATTACATGTAAGAAGAAAATTAGTTAAAAAGAAAGGTATTATCCAATACTTTAGAATTTATACTAATCACAATAGTAATTCATTTGTAAAAACACCTATTGAGAACAATGATTTAACAAATAAAATTGTTGTACGTTGGGGTAATACTATTCAAGTTAACCTATCTAATAGTATTGTTTATAACAAAGCTGAAGCAATCAGTAATGGTTGTGATAAGAAGAAGTCTAGAGAGATTTTTATAGCTAAAGGTGTTAATACACCTAATTTAATTAAAGGTACTGCAGACATTCATCAAAATGATTACCCTATTATTGCAAGACCTTCTAAACATTCTAAAGGTAAAAACTTTGTAATTCTTAATAATTTAGCACAATACAATGCTCATGTTAAGAATCATACAGGTTGGTATTATTCAGCATTTGTAGATAAGGTTAAGGAATTTAGATTACATGTAGCACATGGTAGAATCTTAAATTACTTAGAAAAACCTAAACCTGCTGATGGTAACATTGCATGGAACAGAGCTCAAAATGGTGAAGCATTTGAGAATGTTAAATGGGATGATTATAATACAAATATTTGTATGGAAGCAATTAAAGCTGTACAAGCATTAGAATTAGATTTTGCAGGGGTTGATGTAATGGTTGATAAAGATGGTAAGGTATTTATACTTGAAGTTAATACAGCAGCTACATTAGCTTCTAGTGAATATTCTATGCAACGTTATGCAAAATACTTTGATTGGTTATGTAAAGATGCTAAACGTAGAGAGCATTGGGAGCTTAAAGAATTTAAAAAAGCTACTAATTATGCTTGGCACGATTATCATTTTGAAGATAGAAACCCTAATAAGTAAGAAGTATGAATTATAATTGTAATTATATATTGAAAAATGATGCAATTAAATTTCAATATGCAGGTCCTTGTTTTAGTAATTTTTATAATTCTATTTCTGATTATAAAGAAATTGAATATTATATACCTATTACTGATATTGGTAAAGGATATATAACTCATTTTGATGAAGATTTAATACTTAAATACAATGATTTATTGGTTAAATTAGGATTAAAATTTGAATACCTTGGTAAAGTAACAACTAATTATAAACAATTTAATGATAAGTTTGAAGAGTTTGAAGCATTTGCTTATAAAATAGTATTTGAACAAAATTCTATAATGGGTAATAAGTTAGTATTAAACTTCTTAAGGTATTTATATGAACAAAAATATCCTACTATTGTAAATAATATATTTAAATTTTTAGAACTTAATTTAGATGAATGTTTATTTAACATCTTTGTTTTAGCTCATTACAATGAGTGTCAACCAGGTGGTCATGATATACGTGGAACTAATTTCTTTGATTTATTTAAAAGTGAAGATGAATATTTTCAATGGTTAAATAAAAAAAGAGGAGATTGTTACAGTGTATATAGTATTATACCACAATTGAAAGGTAAGTATATTAGATTGCACGAAACATTTAATAGAGATTTAAGTGAATTTTATAAACAATATAAACAAGTTATTGAAGATGAATCAAAACAGTGTCAAGCAGCGTAGAATTGCTGTATATGGAAGCTTACGACTTGAAGAATATAATTATAACTATTTTAAAACAAGATATGGGAATGGTATTAATTATATCAAAACTATGGTTATAAATGGTTATAAATTATATTCATTAGGTAGTTATCCAGGAATTAAAGAAACAAGTGACAACACTGAATTAACAGTTGATATATTAGAAGTATCAGAAGATGTGTATGATATGATTACAGATATGGAATTATGTTCAGGATATAAGATTAAAAAACTTAATATTGATGGACAAGATACTGTATTGTATGTATATACTTCTAATACTAAAGAATGTAAACTAGTTGAATCAGGCGATTGGTCAAAATATTTAAACACTAAACAATTAATAAGCTAATGAAAAGAAAAATATATGTAGTAGGTGAAGCTACTAATTACATGAATTGGATGCAAGGTGAACTTGTTGAAGACATGAAAGATGCTAATTTAGTATTATTCACAGGTGGTGAAGACGTTAGTCCTGAATTGTATAATTCACCTAGACATCATACAACATCTTGTAGTCCTATGAGGGATATACATGAAGTTAAGGAATATCAAGCCGCTAAAGCTTTAGGCTTACCTTGTATTGGTATTTGTCGTGGTGCTCAGTTCTTATGTGCTATGTCTGGTGGTAAATTGATACAACATCAAGAACATCCTGGTCAAAAACATGATTTACACACTAAAGATGGTAAGACTATCAGAGTTACATCATCACATCATCAAGCTCAACTTCCTTTTAATTTACATCAAGAAGAGTATACTATTTTAGGTTGGACTGAAAACTTATTAGCTTTCCATAGAGATGGTAATAATGATGAGGTTAATCCTGAAGTAGAATGTGAAGATGTTATGTATCATAAAGCTAACAACTTAGGTATTCAATCTCATCCAGAATGGTGTTTCCCACCAAGTAGTCCTTCAGAAATAGTTATGATAGACTATTATCAAACTTTATTAGATAAATTTTTAAATAAAGAGTTATGAGTAAAAAAGTAATTAAAGAAACAGAAGTTGAGGTTGAAGAAGGACAATTCTTAGATAAAAAAAATGATATAATAACTGATGAATTTTTAAGTATTTTTGATAAATTTCCTAAAATTCAAGCTGATAATGATTTAAAAGAAAAAATAGGTAGGTTATTTTATAATGATATTTATCAAATAAATATTGAAAGTTATGAATATCCAAACATTTTAGATTTTAAAATATCAACTTTACCAGGACAATGTTCAACACTTATTGTACATGACATTATGGTAAGTACTGATAATTATATGGAATTTATAAAGATTATTAATAAATTAGCAATTGGTTTACAATTTTCTAATATTTTAATAACACTTGATAAAGATGATAAAATGAATCAAACAGTAGTGGATAATGGTTTTGAAATGTTCAAACAAGGATTTAAAAACAAAAGAACTGGTAACAAGATAAACTATTACATGAAATACTTAAACTATTAACCTAAAATAAACTATTATGAAAAAAAAGATTGAAGATATTACCATTGGTACAGACCTAAAATAAATTTGGAGATATCATCCAAAAGTAGTACTTTTGTACTATGACAGGAATATATTTTATAAAGAACAAATTAAATAACAAAATCTATATAGGTAGTTGTAAAGATTTTAGAAAAAGAACAAATGCTCACAAATCATGTTTAAAACGTAATGTTCATCATAGTATTAAACTACAAAGAAGTTATAATAAATATGGTATAAATGCTTTTGAATATTTATTTATTGAAGAAACAACTATTGAAAATTCTTTAGCTAGAGAACAATATTGGATTAATTTACTGAATCCAGGTTATAATTGTGCTAAATTAGTAGGTGGTCATAATAAAAAAGTTACAACAGAAGAAACTAAAGTTAAAATTAGTGAATCAAAGAATCAATTTAAAAAGAAAGTCTATAAATTTAACTTAAATGGAGATTTAATTGATTCTTATGAATCATTAACATTAGCAGCAAAATCTGTAAATAGGAATCTTATTGGTCATATTGCACAATGTTGTAAATCAATACGAAAAACAGCATATGGATTTAAATGGAGTCATAATCAAAACATAACTTAAAAAAAAATAATAATGAATAAAAAAATAAACAATATAACCATAGGTTCAGATCCGGAATTCTTTTTATATTCTCAATTAGAGAATAAATTCATATCACCTATTGGTATGTATGAAGGTACAAAGAAAGACCCTAAAGTTATATCAGAAAATGGGCATATGATACAAGTAGATGGTGTATCATGTGAGGTAAATATCCCACCATGTAAAACTGCAGAAGAATTCAACAAAGAATTACAATTTGTTGTAGGTTATATTAGAGATACTATTGCAAAACCTAAAAACTTGGTCATTTCAGAAGCTGTTACAGCTATGTTTGCAGATGATCAATTAAATTGCAGAGAAGCATGGGAAATTGGCTGTGACCCAGATTTATCAGCTTGGACACTTGATGTAAACAATCCTAAGAGTTATGAGAGTAACTTAAGAGCTTGTGGTGGTCATATATCAGTAGGATATGCTAATCCTAATGAGGAAGTGTCTATTGCTTTGATTAAGGCTATGGATTTATTCTTATCAGTACCTAGTGTACTAATAGATGAAGATGTGCGTAGAAGAGCTTTATATGGTAAAGCAGGTGCTATGCGATTTAAAGGATTTGGTGTAGAACACAGAACCTTGAGTAATTTCTGGTTATTTAACCCAGTATTAAGAACATGGGCTTTTGAAAATACTTTAAAAGCATGTGAATTTGTTAATATTGGTGGTATTATTACCAATGAAGATGATATTATAAAATGTATCAACACAGGTGATAAGGAAATGGCTCAAGAAATTATTGAGGATTATAATTTAACTGTTCCAAACGAAGAGGAGGTATACGAAAATGAATTTGCTTAATTATTTTGATGAATTACCAGATGATTCAGAAGTGGTAGCTAGTTAGCTATCACTTATAAAAAAACAATTTTAAACTGGTTGTCATACCACCGTAGCCTTTCTCGTTTTAAAACTCCAATCTGCTTATTCC